GATATTTAAAAAACACGAAATTGTGGTGGGAAGCATTCTGGACAAGTGATCTTGCTAGTGCAATTGATGAGAAATCAGATCAATCAATCATTTATCGACTTGCAACACTGATGGATGAACGAGAGAGGATCTATAAACAAGCTAAGAAAGATCGTTTGGTCGTAGGATCACAAGGTCAAGTCGTGATTAATCCTCTATATTCAGCAATGTTGAAGTTAGATGCTGAGATCAGACAACTTGAGGACAGAATAGGAATGAATCCGAAAGCTAGAGTGTCTCTAGGGATCTCAATAGGTCAAGCAAAGAAAAGTCTTGCTGATCTTAATGCAGAACTAGAGGAAGAATAATGAAAACTCTTGGGAATAGAGTTATCAAGTTCATTGAACGATATTGTGTTCACTCTTCTGGAGATTATCTTGGACAACCTATTGTCTTAAGAGATTGGCAGAAAGAGATCATCAGAGAACTCTTTGAACTTAGAGAAGATGGATCATTCAAACATCATACTGCTTATATATCGACTCCAAAGTCGAATGGAAAAACTGAACTTGCTGGAATGTTGGCAGTTTATGGACTGCTAGGATCTGGAAATCCAAGTCCGATCATTCCAGTTGTTGCATCAAGTTATGATCAAGCTGATCTTGTCTTTTCATCTGCAAAAGCAATGATCCAAAACAGTGAATTGAAGCACTTTGTTGATATTCAAGAACGAAAGATCATAGTCAAGGACAATCCCAATGCTTATATTTTAAGAGTTCCTTGTGTTGCTGGTCAGAATGATGGTCTTAGACCAGCTCCTTTTGGAATCTTTGATGAGATCCACGAGATGACTGGCAACAAGGAAAAAGCTCATCTGGTGATCCAGAATGGACTTAGGAAAAGAGCAAACACGATTGGAATCAACATCACAACTGCTGGAGTTGAGAACAGTCTTGCTTATAGACTTTATAAATATGCAAAAGGAATTGAAGCTGGTGAAATCGAAGATGAGGGATTTTATTTTAAAATATACGAAGCAGATCAAGAATTGGACATCAATAACTTCGATCAAAGACAACTTGCTCTTGAACAAAGCAATCCAGCTCTTGATGACTTTGTTGATCGTGAACAGCTTGAAAGAGCTTTTCATCAGATACCAGAGAATGAATTTAGAAGATATTTTTTAAATCAATGGACTTCAACAGCTGAGAGATGGCTTCCAGCTGGTGTGTGGGAGGAATGTTATGCCGAAAAAACCATCGAGAAAGAATCAAAAATCATATTGGCGTTTGATGGATCGTATTCAAGGGACTCAACAGCATTGGTGGGGATTTCAGTTGAAGAAAAACCACACATTCAAGTCTTGGGACACTGGGAAAGACCAGTTCAAGAAAACCAACTTTGGAAAGTTCCTAGAAATGAAGTTCTGGCAAAAATAGATCAGATCTTTAGAGAATATGAAGTTGTCGAGTTTGTTGTTGATCCTATGGGTTGGCATCAAGAACTTGATGAATTAGAAGACAAGTATGGATCAGATATGATCCTTTATTTTGAGGGAAATTATAGAAAGAAAATGGCTGAAGCAACCTCAAGGTTTTATTCAGCTGTTATGGAACAAGGACTTTCACACGATGGAGATTTCAACCTTTTCCAACATTTGATCAACTGTGTCCCAAAAGAGACTCCACAAGGGACTCTGGTCACAAAGATCAACAAATCATCTGCAAGAAAGATCGACTTGGCTATTGCTTCAATAATGGCATTCGATAGATGGTCAGATCTAATCAGACCACAAGAAGAAGATGATCAGAAGTCTCCAGAATTTATATCAATTTAGGAGTTTGATGATAAATAACCTAATTATTTTTTCAGTGGGATTTGTCAGTGTTTGTGTCTCAGCATTCTTTGTCTCAACAACTGTTGGACTGTTTGTTCTTGGATCTGGACTGATAGCTATTTCACTTTTATTCGACTTTGAGAGATTATGAGACTAATAGATTTATTTAATAGACAACCATTTGAGAAGCGAGATATGGATGCTTCTTTATTTAATTTGGGAATGGATGGAACTGGAAAGACTGCATCTGGTGAGATAGTTGATCCATCAACTGCAATCACTTCTGCAACAGTTTATTCTTGTATTTCTTTGATAAGTGATTCGATTGCAACAATGCCAGTCAAAACATTTAGAAAGACTCAAGATTATAGAGAATCCACAACTCCTCCAGTTTTCTTGGATGCTGTTAATGGAATGCCAAATCCAGAGACAGATATATTCACTTGGATGCACAGATCAATCAATTCACTTTGTCTTTATGGCAATTCGTACTGGTTGATCACAGCTAGAGATCGAAATGGTTTTCCATCTGAGATCTATAACTTGCATCCAGATGATATTGAGATCCAAAGAAAAAATGGGAAAGCAGTTTATGTTTTCAATGGAAAAGAGACTTTCACTAGATACACATCTATGAATCCAGCTGGAGAGATCGTTCACATCAAGAACTTTGAACAAGGATCTGATTTGGGACTTTCTCCAATAGAAGCTGGTCAAGAAGCAATTGGAATTGCTCTTGCACAAGATGAGTTTGCTGGAAGATTCTTTCAGAATGGAGCTGTTCTCTCTGGAGTGATCGAAATGGACTCAAGTCCAACAGAAGAATCACTCAACATCTTGAAGCAGAGCTTTGAGAGAAAACATATGGGAACTAAGAAGTCTCATCGAATCGGAATATTGACTGAGGGAGCTTCTTGGAAACCTATGGCTTTAAACCACGAACAAATGCAGTTTTTGGGATCTAGGAAATACACTAAATCAGAAATCTGTGGACTCTTTAGAGTTCCAGCGTATATGATCGGTGATCTCTCAGAAACTACAAAGCTCGGATCTAGTATTGAGGAGCAAAACAGAGTTTTTTATGAACTAACTCTTCTCCCCTATATCAACAGAATCGAGACAGCACTCACGATGATGCTTCCAAGAAATCAATTTGCAAGAATTGATGTATCTGGATTATTAAGAGCAAATATCAAAGCTCGATATGAAGCATATAACTTGGGAAGAAATGCTGGATTCCTTTCTGTTAATGAGATCAGAGCAAAAGAAGATCTTGAGCCAGTAGATCAAGAAATTGGAGATTCGTATCTGCAAAACTTGAATCAACAATCTGTTCAAGATCAAGATGACCAAACTCAGAACGAAAGCTGATAATTCGGAAGAGTTATAATGAAAGAAATCTGGGATCTACGAGATCCAGATAAGCTATCTGAACAAAACACAAGATCAATGCTTGGTGACTTTGGATCAGTAGCAAAACGATTTCAAAACAATACAAAGCAACAAGATTATGGTGCTGAATGTTTTGAATTTGATATGGAAACGAATGGGATCAAGAAGATCTCTGGTGACTGGAACTGGATGCAATTTGAAGATTGCTCTGGAGCTTTCCAAACATTAGGAGCTGATCCATTCAATTCCCCTATTCCAAATGTCGTTTCATTTATGTGGAACGATGAGTTCTTTAATCCAGACTACTTTGTCTGCTACTGGACTCAGAATGAAGCTGATTCTCCTTATTTGAAGAATAAGTTCATTGAAGTCAAAGGATCTAGTTCTATCAAGAATGAAGATCTTAGAAAATATCAACGATTCCAAGAAAGAGTTGATCGACACAATGAGAAGATCAGACTTTATGCAAAACCACAGTTCAGAAATCGATGTCTTATAGATTTCGAGATATTTATATATCCAACTGCATATTCTGATGGATCATATAAAACTCAAAAACTTGGACAGATCTGGACTCCTACTTTGGATCATATTGAACAGAGAAAGATCTACACAATAGAAGAATTGACTTCAAAGTTTAATTCTTCTGATCGTGAATATCATATCAAGTCAAGACACATATTCGATCCAAAGAAGATAAGATCGATTAATCCAAACTCGAAATGGTCTGATCGTTTATTTAAGAAATATATATAGGAAGATAATGGCTAAACCATACGAAGATTTGTTTGGTACTCAAGAAGAAGCACTTGCAAAAGCAAAAGTCATCGGTTGTTATATCGATGATACATCTTTTCACACTATGGAAGATGGTGATGATGTTTTCTATATGCCTTGCAAGACTCATCAAGAATACGATGAACTGAATGAAGATAGATCAGAGGAAAGATCTGAACATATTTCAGTTCCAGATTATATTCAAGCAAATGCTGAAAGAGGTCTTGAGAATTTGGACAAAGCTGGTGATGGTTTAG